TAAGTATGGTGGACGAATTCTTGGTGATGTTTATCTTGACGGTAAGAGTTTATCGACTATGTTAATTCAAAGTGGCAACGCCCGCGAGTATCACGGTGAAGCAAAACAAAGTTGGTGCAACTAATGGCAAAAAATCAAAGCAATCTATTGTCTGAACGTAGTTCGTTCAAACCATTCAACTATCCCTGGGCCTATGACGCCTGGTTAAAACATGAACAATCACATTGGCTTCATACTGAAGTACCTATGGCAGAAGATGTTAAAGACTGGAAAAAGAAGTTGAGTATTCCAGAGAAGCAATTTCTAACTCACATCTTTAGATTCTTCACACAAGGTGACATTGACGTAGCGGGTGGGTATGTTAAGAACTACCTTCCGTATTTCCCTCAACCAGAAGTACGTATGATGTTGTTAGGATTCGCCGCTCGTGAAGCACTACACATTGCTGCATATTCTCACCTGATTGAAACGTTGGGTCTGCCTGATACTACATACAATGAATTCCTTGAATATGCAGAGATGAAGGAAAAGCATGATTATGTAATGGATCTATCTGCTCAGAATACAACCAAGGAAAATACTGCAAAACATATTGCAGTGTTCTCTGCCTTTACTGAAGGCATGCAGCTATTCTCATCATTCATTATGTTGTTGAACTTCCCTCGTCACGGTAAGATGAAAGGCATGGGACAAATCGTTACATGGTCTATCGTTGATGAAACGATGCACACTGAAGCGATGGTGAAACTCTTCCGTGAATATATAAAAGAGAACTCAGAGATTTGGAACGACCAACTCAAGGGTGAACTATATACCATTGCTGAACGCATGGTAGAACTTGAAGATAAGTTTATTGATCTAGCATTTGCTCTTGGTGGTATGCAGAATTTAACCGCTGTCGATGTTAAGACCTACATTCGCTACATCACTGATCGTCGCCTAATTAGTCTTGGACTAAAAGGTATCTTTAAGGTTAAGAAGAATCCATTGCCGTGGGTTGAAGAAATGATCAACGCACCTATTCATGGAAACTTCTTTGAAAATAGAGTCACCGATTACGCTAAAGGCGCACTTGGTGGTACCTGGAACGATGTATGGGGAAAGGCAGCATAATGACAGCTAGCAGATTATTCGAGTGCTCGGAATGTGGTGCTTTTGGTAAAATTACATTAAAAAGTGAAGAACACGAAAAGTCTTCAATAGCTTGCTGCCCGGTTTGTGCAGCTGATATAACTGAGGATGAAAAATATGACGACGAAGAAGATTGATAAAATTATTATTTACTACAACGATGGAACATTCGAAGAAGTTAAGACTGGCGTTCATGATATGGCGGATAAACAAAATCCGCTTCCTGCTTACGTACCTAGCAAGCCAGGTGTAACTACATATCCTCCGCTCTACTATCCGCCCGGTGTGCGTGGATGGGAACTTCCTTACACAGTAACTTGTGGTCTAGCGGGCACAGATAAATATACCATTACAACTAATCCTAATGTTAATGTGGTATTTTCAAAAAACGCCGGTGAAGAGTTTACCTGAAGACTGTGTGGGATTTGTCTATCTTATATCATGTAATACTACGGGCAGACTCTACATTGGCAAAAAATTAGCAAAGTTTTCTAAGACTGCATACAAAACCGTGGTCTTAAAAAACGGCACCAAAAAGAAAAAGAAAATCAAGTCAAAAATTGATTCTGATTGGATGACCTACTATGGTTCTAGCATAGAACTAAGCAAAGATATAGAATTGCACGGTGAAGAAAACTTCACTAGAGAAATCTTATTCTATTGTAAGTCTAAAGCGGAATGTTCATACATTGAAGCTAGAGAGCAATTTTCTCGGCGAGTACTCGAATCCGATGAGTACTATAATGGACAAATATCAGTGAGAGTCCACGGCTCTCATATCATAGGAAAAATATGACGTATATGTTGCTCTTATCGGCTATAGCTTTATCAAGTGTCGCCGCTTATTATTCAATTATGGGATTAACCGCAATATTCTCAGGCGCAGCAACGTCTATTGCGATTATGGGAGGAGTTCTAGAAGTTTCTAAATTAGTCGTAACATCATGGCTTTATAGGAACTGGAAAGAAACGCCGAGGTTACTAAAGGCATACTTTATTATTGCTATTATTACACTTATGCTTATCACTAGCATGGGAATATTTGGTTACCTATCTAAAGCTCATTTAGAACAAAGTATGTCATCGGGTAATGCAGGCGCAGAAGTAGAATTAATTAATGAAAAAATTATTATTCAAAAGGAGAATATAAATGCAGCTCGTAAAACGCTTACTCAATTGGATTCACAGGTTGACGCAGCCCTCAGTCGGAGTACTGACACCGCCGGAGCCCTTAGCTCCAGTTCTGTTAGAAGAGGTCAAACCAAAGAAAGAACCCGTCTCATTGAAGAGATTGCCGCCAGCCAAAAAGAAATTACCAAACTTAACGAAGAGCGCGCCCCCAAAGCGTCAGAACTTCGTAAAGTCGAAGCCGAAGTCGGCCCCATCAAATACATCGCGGCCTTAATTTACGGTGAAAATCAAGATAGCACCACATTAGAAAAAGCTGTTAGAGTTATCATTCTAATGCTGGTGTTTGTCTTTGATCCTCTTGCTGTATTAATGTTTGTTGCGGTCAATCAATCTGTATCACATGTGATACAAACAAAGCCTAATGTATCATATAAGATACATACTGAAAAAGATGTTGTAGTTGAAGATGATTCTGATATGCATTTTGATAGTTCAGTTGTAGCACGAGAACAATTTACTATAGAAAAATGGTCCGATGGCAGCCAACACGACCATGTAAAAGGATAAACGTTATTGTACATTAGTGTACAATAATTCGTTAATATGTTATAATCAATTATGACATTTACTACAGCCGAAAAAACAAAGATCATGAGACTTAAGTCAGAATTGGCTGCGCAGTTCTCAGTCAAAATGATTGCAATATCAGATAGTCTATTTCAAGCTCAAGTTCGTGAGAACTGCATCATTACTGGTGGAGCTATAGCAAGTTGCTTTCATAGTGAAAAGATCAACGATATTGATCTATACGCTAAAGATCAAGTGTCCTTAGATACTCTTAAGGTATACATCCTTAAATCGATGAAGGCCGACATCAAGGAAATGGTGCATTATGATTTAGCTAAAGTTAGCGCCGTTGCTCCAGCTAAGACTCCTATGATCACTGACAATGCTGTAACGCTAAAAGGTGATTTGCAGTTTGTCTATCTTGGTACTGCAGATCAGTGTAGACTTAAGTTTGACTTCATACACTGCATGCCTTGGTTTGACATCAAGACTCAGAAACTTTATATCTCTAGAGATCAATACCACTCTATTGCAAATAGGGAATTGTTTGTCAATCCTTTAGGAAAAGTAAAATTTAGACGAATAGATAAGTACACTAAGCGCGGCTGGGTCATTGAAGAAGAAATCTATAAACAAGCGGTTAAAGCCACATTAGACCAATGAACTATATTACAAGCGATATTCATTTTGGGCATAAAAACATTATGTCCTTTTGTCCCGTATCTCGAGCCTTCGGTAAAGATGATGTTGTGAGAATGGATGAAGAAATCATTAGTCGTTGGAACTCTACAGTTCGACCTCAAGACCATACCTACATTCTCGGTGACTTTGCATTCTGTAACCCAGAAAAAGCTATAAGTCATCTGCGAAGACTTAATGGCACAAAGACTCTTATAGTTGGTAATCACGACGCTAAGCTTGTAAAGAATCAAGACTTTCGTAATCAGTTTGTTACTCTTTATGACTATCATACTATTCATATAAATGAAACTAGAGTAATTATGTTTCATTACCCTATTGCCGAATGGGATCAAATGCATCGCGGCGCTGTACACTTTCATGGTCATCTTCATGGAGGAGTAAGCGGTATGGAAGCATATCGTTGCCTAGATGTTGGTATGGATAACCATGATTGCTACCCAATCAAAATGGAATACGCAATTAGTCAAGCGCTTAAAGGTAAAATCAAGTCTCATCATCAGAAGGGAATCTAATATGCCAGTCTGTTATCAATTAGTTGGAGTGCCTGGTGCAGGTAAGTCTACATGGATAAAGAATAGAACCAGTATGTTGGGTTATACAACAGTGTCGACAGATTACTGGGTAGAGCAGTATGCTATTAAAAATGGCATGACGTATTCAGATGTATTTGAGGTTGCTATGCCTTACGCTATAGAAGAAATGCTAGAACAAATTAGATTAGCAAGAAAGTATAATCACGACATAGTTTGGGATCAGACGTCTACGACAATAAAGAGTCGAGCAAAGAAGTTTAAAATGTTACCAAACTATACACATATTGCTGTGGTGTGTATTACACCAGATCGTAGTGTACTTGATGCACGCTTAAATAGTCGTGTAGGGAAAAGCATACCCAAGCATGTAGTAGACTCTATGATTGAAGGTTTTCAAATGCCCACTCTTGAAGAGGGATTTAAAGAAATTGTAATTGTACATTAAATCGTTTTTGTTTTATAATTAATTTTTGAGGTAACATATGCAAGGAGATAGACCAGTGGCAGCATTATTTAGAGCTAAGATTGAACCACAGGATGTAATGACAATTACAAAATTTACAACTTTAAAGGAGGGGTGGATGATTAGATCAGATTTTGATAAAAGCTTGGGATATACCGCAGTTAAAGTATTTCCAACTGAAGCATCTGCTAAAGCGTCATCTAATGCAGAAACTCCAATTAAAGTGAAAGTCGAGTGGTTACTATGAACATTGATTATAACACATTTTATCGACTACGTGTTGATATCTTCAAAAGCAATGAAGACCTTTTTCGCCTTGTGTTAGAAAAGGTAGACATAGACGCCGCAATAAACGCTAGACCATTCTTAGAATCTAAGCAAGAATATTTCTTTAACAAACAACAATTGAAAGATTTCGTTACATATATTAACGAAGCAACTAATGATTACATCTAATTCTCCCATTGACTTTTCTAGTATTGCCACAGCATCTGGTGGTACTGATTCTTACACTAACACTCCTGAATTTAAAGATTGGCTTGTAAATCTTTTGTCTGATGGTAAACCAACCACAGTCACCTTCACCAAAAAAGATGGTACATCTCGTGTTATGAAATGTACGCGTAATCTTGAACTAATCCCTTCCGAGCAACACCCTTCAAGTGAATCTACTCGTAAAGCATCTACAACTAGTGTGGTTGCTTTTGATGTAGATAAACAAGAGTGGCGCTCATTCCTTCCTGAAAACATTACACACATTAATTATGAATTCTAATATTACTTTTATTGGTTTAATAGCACTTATTGTTGCTATGGTTGTATTTGGCCCTTGGGTTACTATATGGGCACTAAATGCGTTATTCCCTCTATTAGCAATTCCATTTAATCTTGCAACTTGGTTTGCGGTTATCTGGATGAGTGCATTCTTTCAAGTTAAAGTGAGCCCAAAATAATGACACAAATTTCTAGTCCTGCAGATCGCGTAAAGATCAAAAAGATGCTTGGAGAAATCTCCGACTCGTACACTCGCATGGCCGCTGAACGTGATCTTATCAAGGAAACCATCAAAGAGATGGCAGATGAGTTTGATCTTCCAAAGCGTACACTTAACAAGATGGCAAAAACGTACTACAAGCAGTCCTTCTTTAAGGATAGTGCTGACCACGAAGAGTTCGAAAGCCTCTACCAGGCCATCGTAGAGCTGCAAAACCCTTAAAATACTGTAAAAAGCGGTGTACATTAATTCGTTTATGGTATATAATAGATCATAATCTGGAGAAAAGTACATGGTTACAGCAAAAGCAAATCCCGTAAAAGCAATGCCTGTGAAGGAAGTCAAACTCCTTCCAAGTGAAAAGCGCGCGCTTAAGCGGCGTGAAGCAGCCGATAAGGCAACTCAGATCTTTGGCACCGGCAAAGGTAGCACTGAACCTAAGATCAATCCTATGTCATATACGATTGATCTTATGCACGCATTGAATTACTACAATTCTGCATACGATAGCAAAGACAAGCGCAAGTGGACAATGGTCTATGTTGGCAAAGCACATGCAAATGATTTCGATTCTTTGTCGGATTATCACTTTAATTCTGTTGGAACGCTTATTCGTATGAAAATGCGTGATGTATTTCTTGAAGAAAAAGAACTTAACTTTATTGAAACCAAGCTAAAAGAATTGCGCGAATTGTCTGCAGCCGGTGGCTTGACTACGTCATCTCTTAAAGGTGGTCCTAAGGTTAAAGTTGATAAACCAGTTGTATCGATTCAAGATCGCGTAGCTGAAAGTGCTTCAAACCATATTGGCGAAATCAATGGAATGATTGACGAATTCATTCTAAACGATGTTGAACTTGATGTTGCATCATATCTTACAAGCAATGATGTAAGTCCTGCTGTAAGCAAACTTATCCCAGCTGCGTTTATTCGAACAATTGCTGAACTTAAAGAAGCAATCAAAGGTGAAGACGCGCAATTAGTTGAAGGTTACTCTCATCTTAAGAAAGTAAAGCTTAAGAAGCTTTTAAAGTCTTATGAAAGCATTGCCGATGCATGCAGTCAACAAGTCGTTAGTGCTAAAGCAGTACGTAAGTCTACCGTTCGAGTTGTTAAAGTAAAGCCAGCATCGGTAATTGCCAATAAAGTTAAGTTTATGCGTGAATTCCCTGAACTTGGTTTAAAATCAGTTATGCCAGCAACAATTGTTGGTGCATCTGAAGCATGGATTTACAATACTAAATATAAAAAGATTCAGGTTTATCGTGCATTTGGCGATAGTAAACTTTCTGTCAAGGGTACCACTATCATTAACTATGAAGTGGCATCATCTGACGGTAAAACAATTCGTAAACCGGAAAATGTTAAACTTTATGTCGCTATGGCACGTAAGACTATTGCTGCAGAGTATAAGGCTCTAACCACGAAAGTTGCAGCAGTTAACGGCCGTATTAATGAAGACTCTATTATTCTTAAGGTGTTCGCATGAAAAAACTTATTCTAATCTTGGCAATGGTTTCTACCTCAGCAATTGCCCAGCATCATGGACATCATGGACATCATGGAGGTGATCGTTGGATTGGCCCAGCAATCATAGGTGGTATCATTGGGTACGCAATTAGCCAAAATAGACCTGTACAACAAATGCCTCCACCGGTTATAATCTATCAACAACCGTTGCCATATAATCCGGTTGTAATCTACCAACAACCACTACCAGCAAATCCTCCCATGCAGCCAGTTTATCAAGAAGTAACGGTATACAGTCAAGATTGTCTTTGTTATACAAAACAATATCGTCAAATTGGATGGCAATAAATGATAATCATTGATTTTAGTGCAGTCTGTGTTTCAGCAATTCTAGCATTCTCTGCCGATCTTAAACGTGGTTCAGACAATGAAAAGAAAGATCTCATTCGCCATGTAGCACTATCTTCTATTCGTTCTTACAAAAAGAAGTATGGTAAAGAGTTTGGCGATATTGTTATTGCATGCGATGGTAGAAACTATTGGCGCAGGGAAGTCTTTCAATACTATAAAGGCAATCGTAAGAAAGCTCGTGAAGCTTCCGATATTGATTGGAGTCTTATCTTCAATACGCTGTCTGAAATTCGTGATGATTTAGTTTTGCACTTTCCGTATAAAGTAATACACATTGATCGTGCTGAAGGTGATGACGTCATTGCAGTGATAACTGAGTCAACTCAAGAGTTTGGTCAGCATGAACCAGTGATGATCATATCTTCCGATAACGACTTCGTACAACTTCAGGAATATGACAACGTAAAGCAATTTAGTCCTATGACTAAAAAATTAATTACGGTAAATAAAAAGCAACTTCGTGAAAAGCTAATCACTCACATAGTAAAAGCTGGCGATGATGGTATTCCAAATATTCTATCGGCCGATGATGTTTTTATGACAGGTATTCGTCAAACATCGGTAAGTGCTAAACGTCTCGCCGAGTTTATCGAACTTGGGATTGATGCATGCCGTAATGATACTGAACGTGCTCGTTGGCAGCGTAATTATATTATGACTAGTTTTAAATGTATCCCTGAAGACATTAAGGAATCCATTCTTACCGCGTACACTACTAAGCCAACCGGTGATAAGAACTCAATCATGAATTATCTTATTAAAAACAAGTGCCGACAACTGTTGGACACAATAGAGGACTTTTGATGTTTAAACATATTCCTGAAATTCTTGATGAATGCAATAAAGACGTAACTCTTTTTGAGAAATTTCGTGGGAATGCAGGTTTAAAGTTTATCTTTGAGCATGCATTTCTTACTGAAAAGAAGTTTGTTCTACCGGAAGGTGATCCTCCATACAAACCAGATGTAGCACCTATAGGTATGACTCCCGCTAATTTTACACAAGAGACTAAGAAACTTTATGTATTTACCGCTGCACGGGAATTAAAACCTATTCGGCGCGAGGCATTGTTTATTCAATTACTTGAAAATATTCATCCATCTGAAGCAAAAGTATTGCTAGCTGTAAAAGACCAGAAGCTAAATAAGCTATATAAGAATATCACTGCAACAGTTGCAGCGAAATATGGTTTCATTACATTACCAATAAAGCAAGATGGGGAATCAACACCAAAAAAATCTTAAAGTTATTCTCTCGAAGCCACAGCGTGAACTCGCTGAATGGCTGGCAAATCTGCCGGACCATGAAATCGGGTACATCGATTGGCTTCTTGAAGAAGCTGAAACTGCGCTGGATGAAATTGTTTTAAGCCACATCGGTTTAGATGAAGCAAATGCCATAATTGATGACATACGTGCGCTTTAACAGTGTACATTAATTCGTAGTTATGGTATAATAGATTTATGATACTACAAATCCTTAATGAATTAGCCGCTACTTCCTCCCGCCTTGAGAAGGAAGCGATCATCCTTCGCGAAAAAGATAACGAGCTTTTGAAGCAAGTTTACTTTCTTGCCTATGATCCATTC